TCAGCCATTGATTTCGATCCTTGAGTAAAGTCCCGGTCCGAAGCGCAAGGACACCTGCGCCACTTCGATGTTGTATGGGCCAGTCAGGCCGTCTGCCGCTTGCGCAGCGCTGGAATAAGTCCAAGTCGGCGTCTGGACTTCGGTCTCCCGCGCAACGCTGCCGCCTTGAGACACGCGAACCACATATCGTTCCACTTCTTCGCCGAGCGGAACCTCGACGGAGGCCCAGCTGTCGCCATCGATCCGCGTTCTTCGAATCCAGCTCACCTCTAAATCAGTGCCAAGCCTGCGCGATTTGAGATGTGCCGGCGCATAGGGTCGAAGCCCAACCCCCTGAAATGCTTCGACATAATACCGAAATGACGGGTCGTCATAGGGCCGCAGAGACGGCCCAATACGGTAGTGCCGCGCCAATTCGCGCGATGACATTTCCATACCGATCTGTGCCGGACCACCATCAAGCATCACAAAGCGGCTCCCCACCGGCCAGCTATCAGGCATCAACCCGTCGCTACCCGCTTGTCCGCGCAACAGGTCGGAAAGGTCATAGGTATTTGCTGCCACAAGGTTTGCTGACGCGAACTGGATGACTTCCCAGCGCTCGGATGAGCCTTCGCCAATCGCAGCTACATTCGCCCCGTTCAACACTGCGTCCCACGACTCGGAGCTGAGCGAAGCTCCGGACAAGGTGACCCTCAACGGCTCGCCCCTTTGCCACAGGCCACCCTCCGCACGCCCGAGTGCCGTGGCCAATACGCCCATGCGCGCAGGGGTCTCTATCACAGTGTTCAACGTGTAACCGCTATCCTCGGCGGAGCTGTAAACAGCAACCCCACCCGGCCAAGGTCGTGCAGATGCGGCGACATAGGGCGCGTGGGCAACCTCGTCCCCTTTGAGCAGTGGAAGGTCCATAAACTGGGCCGAGACTGGCACCGGCACCGCGAACGGGCGCACTTCTCCGACGCTCTCGACCGCTTCGCTGGGCGTGTATATCTGCCGCTCTACCCGCACGGCTTCAATCCGGCGAGCGCCCCGATCCTCCACGCGATCGACACGGTACAGCGTCTGGTCTCCACGGGCATCGGTAAGCTCGGCCAGATCACCGGCGCGCAGATCACTGCGTGACGGTGGTAACGAAAAGCTCACCGCGTCGCGCGCGACACGCGCCTCCGACAACCACCGCTCGGCAATCGTTGTTGCTTCTGCTTCGGTCAAGGCCAGCGGCAACTCGTTTTGCGTTACGTCCGCAGCCCCGTCATGGGGGAACCGCGCATCCGCAACGCGCACCACAAACTCCCCCTCGGCCTCGACATATCCAAGACGCACTTCGCCCACGGTTTCGGCCTCGGGTGCACGCACTTGTTCAAGCACCACATCTTGTCCGTCAACAACAAGCTCGGCCTCGTCCACCGTCTGCTGGCTGGCATCTTTGCGTGCTTGGAACACCACCTTGCCACCGCGCTCGATCGCATCGAACCCAAGCGCGATCATCAAGGGCTGCAAGGCCGAGCGCGGCGTGTCAAACTCGGCTACACTGAAACCGCGCACCACCCCGTGCAAATCGGTCGCATCGTAATCCGACAGCCCGACGCTCTCACATAGCTCTCCGACCACATGGGCTAGTGGCATGACCGACGTGCGACCCGTAAGCCAATGTCCCGTCACATGGTTTTGACCATCGCTCCAAACCGAGAGGTTGCTTGGAAAGTCCGGCCAAGGCCTTGCATCCCACGCCCATACGAAAGCCCGCGACATGTCGACCATGGGGCCATCGTAAACCGGGCTTACGGGGTTATTGTCAGTCGACCCGAAGAACCCGTAATAGGCCCGCAGATACTGCATCTGGACGTAGTCGTCTCGCTTACCCTTTGAGAAATGCGGGATCGCGCTCTCGCTCGACTTAGGATCAAGGAACTTGTTGGGCTGGTTCGGCCCCTTGTCAATCGCAGCACATCCCATTTCGGTGAACCAGATGGGCTTGGACTGTGGCTCCCAAGCGCTCGACACCGAGGAGCGCACGCCGCCCACGCGGTCATGATGCGCTTGCCCCCACCAGTTCCATAGATCTTTGTAGCGATACACCCATGGCTCCCCATGGGCGCCATCTTCAATCGGTGTTCGTATCTGTAAAGCCCGCTCCTCGTCGTCACGGTAGTACCAGTCATATCCCTCACCGCCGCGAATATTGCCGCGCAGGTAATCCAGATCATAAATCGAGCCAGCCTCCGCGTCCAAATGTGCATCGCCGTCCCGCCAGTCCGCGATGGGCATGTAATTGTCGATCCCCACGAAGTCGATCTCGTCATCCGCCCAAAGCGGGTCCAGATGGTACAGTAGATCACCCGTCCCGTCCTGCGGTTGATATCCGGCATATTCCGACCAATCCGCAGCGTAGCCGATCTTTGCGTCCGGCCCCAATATGCCGCGCACGTCGCCTGCCAGAACCCGCAGCGCCTCAACCGCTGGAAAGCCTCCGCTATCGTCGCGAATTTGCGTAAGCCCGCGCATCTCCGAGCCGATGCAAAATGCGTCAACACCACCTGACGCCGCGCAAAGATGCGCATAGTGTAGGATGAACCGACGATAGGAATACTCGGCGGGGCCGCTATAGATCACCTCGCCATCATTCAACGTGAAATCGGAAACATGCGCGCTCCCCATAAGCGCGGCAACCTCTGCATAAGCAGCCGCCGTGCCATCGGTCGACCCCGCAACGCCCACAGCCCGGTCAGATGTGATCCTGCCCCGCCACGGCAGCGCGGGTTGCCCGATATCCCCGCTATAAGGATCAGGCAGCGTATTCCCCACGATCTGGTCCATCAGAATGAACGGGTAGAACATCACGTCTTGGCCCGCTATTTTCAGTGCAGCAATCGCCTCAATGACTGAAGCATCTGACGGAGTCCCCCCGTAAATCGGTGCGCCGTCCGCCCGCGCAACAGCTTCGGCTTGCCCACGGTCGATACCCGAGACCGACCAAACTGACGGGTCAGCTCCAGCGACAGGCGTGCTTCCAATTGTGAAGTTGTTGCCTGCTTGATCCTCCACCTTCGGGGTGATCTTGCAATGCCCAGCGCGCAAATCATCACCAAACCAGCTCACCACCAGAGAAGTAGAGCGGCAGTTCGGCAATTCCCCCGTCAAAGCATCCAGCGACGACACCAAATCCGGCACGCCTTCCGCGCTGTTCACATTCGCGGCGGTCCCTTCGCCCAAAGCACCCTTGCGGTAAACCGGCGTCGTCGCCAATGCGAACTCGCCAGAACCCGGCATTAACGCGACGGCTTGAACCAAATCCGACATCAGCGGCTCGCTCACGCCTTTCGCGCGCGACGGGCGGATCACCTCGAAGGTCAGTTGCGGTACACGGTTGCCAAATTCGCTCAGGTCCATGTCTTCAATCACGACATAGGCGAGACCACGATAAGCGGGGATGGTGCCTTCCCCTTCAATGGCGCTCATAACGGGGTCGGGCTGCTGCTCCTTGCTCCCCGTGTAAACCCGCAAGCTCAGGTCGGATTTGCGAATAATCGTCCCATCCGCCCAGATCCGCCCGACTCGTGCGATTTCGCCTTCGCACAAAGCAACTGCAATAGAGATACAGTAGCTGTACTGTCGGTTGGTCGCCTTCGGCCCGCCTCCCTTGCCACCGCGTTGTTCGGTAACGGTAACCTTTTCTTTGAACCGCGAGGTCCAAATCACGTTCCCCGGCACCCGCATCCGTCCGAAAACGCGCGGCACGACGCCGCCCTCACTGGCCCCCATCACCCGCATCCGGTCCAAGCGGCCCGACTCGACCGTCTGGGAACCACTCCCCATCAAACGCTGGTCAATGGCACGCCCGATGGTCGCGCCAATCGCCCGCCCGATCACGACCGAGCTGATCCCGAACGCCCCACTGCCCAAAACGCCGCCAACAGCGGCCCCTGCCGCGGATAAAAGTATCGTTGCCATCAGCTACCTGCTTTCGGAAATTCAAATCGCGCCACAACGCGCCGTGCCCAAGGCTCCGAGAACGGAGACTCCACAACCCCATGCCCCGAATAGGCATGGATAAATTTCGGTGCAGCACCCAAGGCCGAGGTGATCCCCAGATGCTTGGCTACCCCTTGCTCGCGCATGCGAAACAACACCACATCGCCCAGCGCGGCCTCATTCGGTGCCTTGGCAACCAGCCGCCGTCGTGCAGCCGCCCACAGGCGCTCCTCGCCCTGCGGCTCCGACCAATCCGCTGAATACGCAGGCACCGCTTCCGGCTCCGCGCCATAAACGTCCCGCCACACCCCGCGCAAAAGGCCAAGGCAATCAGCTCCCGCCCCCTTGCAACTCGCTTGGTGGCGATAGGGTGTGCCGATCCACGCGCGTGCCTCCTGCACGATCCGTTCAGACACCCCGCTCATTTGTAACGGCTCCCACCATCATTCGCGCCCGAGTCCTGCGGGTAGGTCATCAGCCAGTCCTCCCCCGGAATATGCGGGAACCCTTGAAAGTTCGCGATGTTCTGAAACTTCAACCGGCAGGTCTCAATCCGTTTGTCGCATCCTGCTTCCAGCAGGACGATATCCCCGACCTCAACAGGCATCCGCAGCTCTTCCCAAAGCTCGATCACCCGCGCGCCATCCACCATGCGGTCATTTTTGACCATCGCCACCAGCCCGTCGGCCTGCCCTGACCGCACTTCAAGCCGTCCTCGCTCAAACCAGCGATCATCAAACCCAGCCAAGGCGGAAAAGCGAAACACCCGTCCGGCTTCAACCTGCTCAATCGGAACTTCCGTTCGATACCCCGCAGTAGTCAAATCAACGCAACATGTCCGATCCCCCAGCACAGCCTGACACGGCTTCTGATACACGCGCCCTACAGGCGTGTTCAGCACTTCCGATAACCCGCGTAGTTCCGCATGAAACGCGCCATCCGCGCGCTTCAACTCCCCGATGGAGCCTTTGAACTGCACCTCCCGCGCCGTCACGTCGCGCCAGTTCACCAGCCACGCCGTCACCTCCGCCCCGTCAAAGCGCCCCGCGTTGATGTCGGCCTCCGTCACCGCTTCATCCGACAGCGCTCCAACGGCTTCAGTGTTGTCCACCGCCAGCCCCGTCACCTGTTGCAACGCACTCGCTGTCAGCCCAGTGTCCGCTTTGAAGTCCACCCCTTCAAACGACATCCCTTCGTCATGGTCGGTAAAGCCAAACACGCGCCCGTCGCGCCGCGTCACCGCCCAGCAGCGGCACACGGTCGTCAGTCCGCTGGCAAGATGCTCCTGCAAACTCATACCCGCACCTCCACGACCGGCACACTCGGCACGTCGCCGGCCTGAAAGCTCGCCACACTGGTCTGAATTGCGTCCACAGCAAATCGCACCGGCACGTCGAATTCGTATCCTGCGGTAATCTCCACACCCGCATCCGGTGCCTCGCCAAAACTCACGACACCCGTGTTCAGGTCGATCTCCCAGTCCACGCCTTCTTGCAGCACAATGCCGTCGAACCCGACCAGCACCGTTCCCGATACCGCCTTCTTCACCGGCCGCGCGTAGTCATACCCACCCGACGCATAGGTCTTGGTCAGCTGCCACTCCGTCTGCACGCCGTCCCCACGCCCGATCACCTGATCTTCAAACGTCACCTCACCCGATGCCTTGCATGAGCGGAAGTCTGACCAGTCTTTCCAACGGAACCCGTAAAGCTGCCCCTGACGCGCTTCGAAAAACGCCACCATGGCTTCCACATCGTCCAGCGACCGCATCCCCACGCCCGCGTCATACCGCCTGCGCGAATGTGCCCAAGGCGTGTTGCGCTCCTCGAAGCCGTTGGCGAGGGTCACAACTTCCGTGCGCCGCTCCGGCCCGCCCAGCGAGCCAAAGGACAAAGACGCCGGAAACCGCACTTCATGAAAATTCATCTAAGTATCCTCCCCAGGATCAACGGTTGCGCTGGCCGCGGCTCAAAGCCCGGCCCATCTGCGCTGCAATCTGGCTTTGCGAGCGTTGGAACCCCGCCACGTCAGGCGTCGATATATTCATCACCACCTGCACAGGCCGCCCGCCCCCACCAGCACGCACGCCCAAACTGCCATCAGGCCCACGCGCCAGCGGCATGATCGCCTCCGGTCCCGCCTCACCCATCAGCCCCATGCCCCCTCGCATGGCAAAATTCGTAGGCGCGCTCACCACGCCCCCCTTGGCAAATGGCATCACACGGCCTTGGCTAAACGTGCCGCCCTTCTCGAACGGCAATATCCCCGAAACCAGCCCGTTCATCCCGTTGGCGATCACCTCGCCCAACCCGTTCTGGATCGGCCGCATCGCGGTGTTATAGGCGGCGTTGACCATGCTCTCGGCGACGGCCTTCAACGCGTCCGACAGCTTCATGCCATCAAAGGCCAGCCCGTCAAACGCCTTGCGCAACCCGCCGCCAATCGACAACGACAACGACGCAACCTCCCGCGATGTGTAGAGCATCGTCGAGCGCATCGCCGTCAGCTCCGTCTCGAAGGTGCTCACGACCACCTCCGCGCCGCCCAGCGACGTCTCCAACCCCTCGATGCGGCCTTCCAGCCCGTCAATTCCGTCCAAGACACCCATCAAGGCGCTCCTTTCATGTCGCTATACATCCGCTCCAGCTCTGCCAGCCGGGCGCGGTTCAACGGCTTCTCGACCGCGTCCAGCCCCAGAACCAAAACCAGCTCCGCAGGGGTCAGCGCCCAAAATTCCGCAGGCTTAAGCCCCCCCGCCACACCAACCCGCAGCAAGGCGGGCCAGTCAAAACCGCTCATGTCCCTTGCGTGGTAAACGCCCGCGCCAGCAATTGTGCCGCCACCTTGGTGCACCCCAGCAAGCCGCCTTCGATCTCCGAGGACACCAGATCAGCCGCCACGCCGCGCCAGCCCCCTCCACGCAGGCCGGCCACAATCAACGCCAACACGTCCCGCGTGGAAAACCTGCCCGCCTCGAACCGCTCGATCAGGTCCAGTACGGTCTCGCCCGCCAAATCCGCCTCCAGCTCCGCCAGCGCCCCGAGCGTCAGGCGCAACTCATGCGCCTGACCGTCCAGCACCAAGCGGACCTCGCCCGCCCACGGGTTCGCCATTACGGCCCCACCGGCGCATCAAGGATCGGCGTGAACGTCAGCGCCCCCGCCGAGGCCAGCGACATCTCATACGTCGCCTCACCTTCCAGCGCCCCCGCGTATTCAATGGAGGTGATCTGGAACGCCCCCTCAACAATCCCGAAATCAGGGATAATCACCTGAAACTGAGGCACTTCCCCGTCAAAGAATATCTGCCGCGCCCGCTCGTCGGTGCCTTCGTCACGGAACACACCGGAGCCGGAGATCGCAGCGCTCTTGACACCGGCCCCGGCCAACAACTCGCGCCAGCCGCCCGCGCTCTCCATCGAGGTCACGTCCACCTGCTCCGCATTGAACGAAATCCGCGTGGCGCGAAGGCCCGCGATGGTCTCGAACTGGCCGTCTCCGGTCAGATCCACTTTCAACAATAAGTCCTTGCCGCGTTGCACGCCCATGGCTCATCTCCATCCATATTTCATTAAGGTTAACGCGCGCCCAGCAGAGCACCCGCCCCCATCATTGCTTCAAAAATACCTAATTCCGCCGCCCACCACGGGCGCAAAGCTCACCCGTCATCCACCCGCGCCCGAAACGTCAGGTCGATCCGGCGGGCATTGCCACGCTCCGCCCTGGCCGCTTTCGCTTTCAGGAACCGGCACGACACCAGCCGTCCCCGCGTCAAAGCCAACTCCGCGTCGATCAGCACATCACAGACCAGCACCGCCGCCTGCTTCGCCGTCGAGAACCCTGCCGCATCCGTCACCACTGAAATCACGAACTCATGCACCGCGCCGCCACCGGATCCGTCAGACCCGGCCCGCACATTCTCCGGTCCCAAGGTCACGTATAAATCCGGCAAGCTGCCCGCAGGCTCCGCATCGAACACGGCACCACCGACCAGCGCACTTAGGTCACTGTCCCCCGCCAACGCGCCATACACCGCCGCCTGCAAGGCGGCTGAAACTGCATAGGTCATCCCGCAACCTCCTCTATGGCAAAGCACGTCAGATAGCGGGCGTCCGTGTCATACTCCGCCACGCCGACGATCCGGAACACACGCGCCCCTTCCCGAAACCGCTGCTCCGGCTTGGGCCGCGAATCCGATCCCACGGGCGCACCGCGCACCACGATCCGGTAAGGCACCGTCGACACTGTCACCCCTGCCCCGAACCGCTCGCGACCCGAACCAGCCTTCACCCGCGTCCACAAATCACCCAAAGCCACCCAGGCTTCGGTGTAGCCCCCCGCCCCGTCCGCCACGCGGACCGCGTGCTCCAGCGTCAGACGTCTGTTCAACTCCACACTCATGCGCGCGCACCCAGCACACGGATGTTGCGGTAAGGCTCCAGCAGCGACACGACACCAAAGGGCATCACGCCACTGGGCCCGCTCAAATCGTCACGGTGCTCGTAGTAATACGCACCCAGCAATTGCACCGCCTGTTGCAGATCGGCAGGAATGTCATCCCAACTCGGGCCAAAGCCCGCCGTAAAGGTCACAACACCCTCGCCGCCCTCTGCAATCACGGGCAGACTGCGCCCCAAGGCAAACAAGCGCGGGCGGTGCGTGTCGCGCTCAAGCCCGTAAAGCTCTTCGGCAATCTCGCGCACCACGCCATCAGCACTGCGCAGCGCGACGCTGGCAATCGCTGTTACGGGCGCCACCGGCAGCGGTTGATGCCCGTAGGCGGCCCACTGTGTCCGGCGCCACTGCAACACCCGCTCGAACAGAATCTTGCCAGTGCGTGCTTCGATCGTGGCCAGCGCCGCGCGGAGATACCCGCCCAGCACCTCGTCTTGCAGGCTCTCGTCGGCAAAGCCCGACCCAAGCCGTAAATGCGCTTTGAACGCGGCCAAGGGCAAAGCCTCGGCGGGGGTGGTGGTCAGATCAACCAGCTCCATCATCCATCTCCAAACGGGTCTGTTTCAAAATCAGGGAATATGGGTCGGGCGCGGCGATCCGCGCCCGACCCGCCCGCCTAGAAGCTCGAGAACTTCAGCAGCTTGATCGCCGCAAAGTCCGACACATCACCGCCCACGCGCTTGGTGGCATAGAACAGCACATGCGGCTTGGCCGAGAACGGGTCACGCAGGATGCGCAGGTCCGGGCGCTCCGCCACGGTGTAGCCCTTAGTGAAGTCACCAAACGCAATCGCGGTGGTGCCCGAGGCGATGTCCGGCATGTCCTCGCCAATCAGTACCGGATAGCCCATCAGTCGCGCAGGCTCGCCCGCCGCCAGACCGTCCGACCACAAGAAGCGCCCGTCCGCGTCCTTCATCTTGCGCACGGCCCCTGCCGTCTTGGAGTTCATCACGAACGCCGCATTGGCGCGGTAGCGGGCACCCAGCGAATAGACGAGGTCCACAATGCTCTCCGCCGGTGTGCCAGAGGCAAAGTCGCCATCCACGCCGGTCGCGATGTAGCCAATATTACCCCAGGTCCACGCGTCATCGGCAACCGAGTTATGCGTCAGGAACCCTTTGGGCTTGTCCACGCCGTCACCCTTGATGAACGCTTCCGCTTCAGCCGCTGCAAACTTGTCCGCGATGCGGCCCGCAAGCCAGCCTTCCACGTCAAAAGCTGCGTCATCCAGCAGGCGCTGCGACGCTTTCGGCAAGGCAGACAGCTCGTGCAGCGGAATGCTGATGCGATCGAACTGCGGCGTGTCCGTCTCGGTTGCCGCCGCTTCCGTGGCCCAGCCAAAGCCCAGCTCGGTATGGTCCACCAGCACGTCGTAGGACGTGGCTTCCACGTTCACCACATTGGCAATCGCACGCAGCGACGCGGACGAACGCAGCACCGTCGCCACCGTGTCCGAGGTCTGCGGGTCCACCAGATAGCCACCGTCGGCGGCCACGGCGGTGGTCAGTCCTTTTGCCTCAACTTGCAGGCCGCGCAGACCATCGTCATCGCCACTTCTCAGATAGGCCTGAAAGGCCTTCTGGTGAGGCACCTCGGCCTCGACGGCGGTGGACAAAGCGGGGCGTGCCGCGCGGGCGAAATTCTTGCGATCCAGTTGGGTCATGCGGTCTTCCTGTGTTTGAAGTCGGGATTTAACGTCGGCCTGAAACTGGCCGAAATCATTCATAAATCCGGCCATCTCCTCGGCCAGATCAAAAGCCGGAGCGTTGCCATCGGGCATACGCCCTCCGGCCCGGGACTTTGTCTCGGGTTTGGTCATGTCATGTCCTGCATGTTGCTTCGTGTTGTGCTCAGGCGTCGCTGAGCGTGTGACGCAGGGTGCGGAAAACGCCCGCCAGATCCTGCGCCGTCGTATCCGGCGCAAGGTCGTCGGCCTTCGCCCCCACCCGCGCCGTCTGGAGCATCGGGAAGGTCACCAGTGACACCTCCCACAACTCCAGCTCTGCCAAGTGCCTCCGGCCTTTGGCATCCCGTTCGGCCTTCACCGTCCGGTATCCGATGGACAGCCCGTCAATCGCGCCGGCCTCGATCAAGGCCGCAGCCTCTAAGCCCTGCCGCGTCTCGGTCAGCAGCCGTCCCTTGACGTAGAGCCCCCGCGCGTCCTCGCGCACCTCATCCCACACGCCAATCGGCTGGGCCGGGTCATGCTGCCAAAGCAGCTTCACCTTGGTGCCACTCGACGCCAGCCGCTCCAGCGACGCGCCATAGGCCCCCTTTGTCACCACGTCACCGCCCTGATCCACTTCGCCAAACAGCGAGGCATAACCCGAGATCGTGGCATTCGCGCCCAGCTCCACCTGATCCCCGATCTGGCAAAACTTGCGCTCCAGCTCCGGCCCGTAATAGTCTGACATCATAGTATTTCCTTGTTCAGTCACGGCAGAAAAACACCGGTCACAGTTTCCTTGAGAACAGCCGCAGCTACCCCGAAAATCGTCAGCCAGACCCGCCTGTCCAGACGCTCCAGCCGCGTCTCGATCTGCCCCAGCCGGTAGTCCAGCGCGGTCCAGCGTTCCGCCTGCACCCGCTCCAGCGCTTCCAGCTTCAGCAAAGGGGCTGCCTCGACGCCACTCTGAAACGGCTCATAGAGGTAGCGCGATCCGCCGCCCTTATGCGGGCGGTCCTTGTCCTCCATCAGCTCGCCTCCGCAGGCAGTCCCAGCAGCACCCGCTTCTCCGCGTCGCTCAGGAAATCCGCCCCCGCGACCCGCGCCCATTGCGCTTCCCGCTCCACGCCCAATGCGGGAATCTGGTCCAGATCAGCCGACAGCGTCACCGCCTCACCGGACAGCTCGCCCAACCAGTGTGACACGGCCCCCAGCACCTTGCCCGCCAGTGGCAGAACGGTCAGGCGATAGAAGGCCCGGTTCGCCTCCGCGTAATTCGCATAGGTCGCATCCCCCGGTATCCCCAGCAGCATCGGCGGCACCCCAAATGCCTGCGCAATCTCGCGCGCCGCGGCTTCCTTGGTCTTCTGGAACTCCATATCCGAGGGCGAGAACCCCATCGGCTTCCAGTCCAGGCCACCCTCCAGCAGCATCGGCCGCCCCGCATTCCGCGCGCCCTGATGATGCGCTTCCATCTCGATCTGCAACCGCTCGAACTGGTCGTTGGTCATCGCTTGCTGGCCATCGCCGCCCTTGTAGACAATCGCCCCCGAAGGCCGCGCCGCGTTGTCCAGCAAAGCCTTCGACCAGCGCGAGGCAGAGTTATGCACGTCAATCGCCGTCGCTGCCGCCTGCAAGGGGGAAAACCCGTAATGGTCATCTTGCGGATGGAAGCTGCGGATATGGCAGATAGGTGCCAGCTCCCCCGTCATGTCAAACCGGTGCTTGCGCCCGCCCACCGCGTATTCATACGCCGCAGGCCAGCCATCCGCGCCGGGAACCAAACTCATCCGGTCCGAGCGCAGCACATGCAGCTCCACCGGAACGCCCTCTCCAAGCCCCACAGCCTCCAGATACCCGTTCCCCGACAGCAGCAGCTGGCCATAGAGCGCCTCCAGCATCTCTGCCCGCCCCTGCGCCTGATTGGGCCGCGACATCAGCCCCAGCACAGGATGCCTCTCGAACCGCTGCGCCCCGTCCTGCAACACCAAAGGCAAGGCCGCCGCCGCCTCCGCGATCATCTTGACCGACCGGAACCCCACAGGGTTCGCCGCAAAGCCCGAGCGCGTCAGCGACGGCGTGTCCCGCGGGCTCCAGGCAATGCCGCGCCCGCCGTAAGCCAGCACCTTGCCCGTGGCCGAGGCCTTCGCCTCCGGCACCTCCGCCTGTCCACGCCGCAAAAAGTCAAACACCATCATCCGGCTCCTGTTCGTCCAAAAAGAAAAGGCCCCCGTGGTGCAATCCATGGGGGCCTCAATTGTCTGTCGCATCAGGGCCGAAACCCTTCATCGCGTCGTTAAGGGCAATCTAGCGCACTGCCCCTAACATCACATTACGCCACCGTACGGTGCTCTAAAGCGTCCGTATCCGCGCTTGCGGGGCCGCCGCCCCCATCAGTTCCGTCAACGCCCAGACCAGCGCGTCCACACGGTCCGGCGAGCCGGAGCCCTGAAAGCCCGTTACCGTCATCTGGCACATCTGATCCTCCAACGGCCCCAACGCGCCGTAATGCTTCACACGACCCTGTTCATACAAAGCCGCCACAGGCTCCGCCCTTGCCGCCTTGCCCCGCGACGCATGGACCGACCGGTACGGCACCACAGGGTCCAGCTGATGGATCAACGTCTCCACCAGATCGCCCCCTTGGTTCACCTCCGCCACGATCCGCTCCGCCCCGTGCCGCTCGTAAGCCGCCAAGACAGCATGCGCCCAGCCGGTGGGCGACGCCCCCTCAACCGTCGCGTCCTCGATCACAACGGCCTCCCAGTCCTTACCGGACCGCACCAGCCCCGCCACCACGATCCCGCAGGCGTCCGACGCCTTCTTCGACGACACCGCAGGGTCCACCGCGACCACCACCCGCTCGAAATCGGGCAGCTCGGTCACGCGCAGATCCTCCAGCATCGACGCAGTCCACAAGGCGCCGTCCAGATCGTCCAGCAAAATGCCGTCCAGCTCCTGACGCCCCATCCGCGTGTTGCCATAGCGCCTGCGCACCTCTTCCAAAAACGACGCCGCAAGGTTGTCCTTGTTGGCCTCGGTCGGCGCATGGGTCACCACCGTCGACCCTGCATCCAGTATCTGCTTCAGCACCGTCACATTGCGCGGCGTGGTGGTAAACACCTGCTGCGGACGGTCCCCCAGACGCAGCGCGAATTGCAGCTGATCATAAGCCTCCCGCGCCTTGGTCCATTTCGCCAATTCATCCACCCAAGCCGCGTCAAACTGCGGCCCGCGCAGATGCTCCGGCGAGGACGCGCTATGCGCCTCCGCGATTGCCCCGTTCGGCCAGACCAGCCGCCGCCGTGTCGCCTGCCACTCAGGCCGACGGTCAGGGGGCGAGCACGCCAGTATCCCGCTATCGCCAAAGATCATCACGTCGCGCACTTGGTCAAAGGTCTCACCCACCAGCGCCACGCGCCGTGCGCGGCCCGGATCGCCGGGCATGTCGCCCTCGACCATCATCCGCACCCATTCAGCCCCCGCGCGGGTCTTGCCCGCGCCGCGTCCGCCCATGATCACCCAGGACCGCCAGTCGCCCGCAGGCGGAAGCTGATGCGGATGCGCCCAGAAATCGAACAGGAACGGCAGCGCCGAGGCTTCCTCGTCACTCAGCCCCTCAAGAAACGCTTCGCGGATCTCGTCCGGCTTGGATGCGATCAAGGCGGCGCCTGATCTCAGTCCGGGCTGCCCCAAGGTCGACGGCAAACTCTCCCGCTCGTCCGGCACGCTTTCTGCGGTGTTCATCTAATTTCCCTTCCGCGTCTCTACTCATGTTCAACAGGGTCTGAAGTTCGTGCTTCAGCTTGTGTCTCAGCTCGGGAGGAACCGAACGCTCGGTGCGCGCACGTCGCCATTCCCGCCTGACATCTGTGGTCAGGTCATGCGCCATCGCCGTCAGGTCCTCCAAAATCTCGTCTACTGTTTTCGTCACCGATAGGTCCGGCGAACCGGTTTGATCGGGGGTCTCTGTCATGCGGCCTCCTACCTTCCGCACCGGTGGCGGAAAGGCTTGGTCTGGGGTCGGAAAACGAAAAAAGCGGCCTTGGGTCTTGGTGACCCGAGCCGCTTTCTCACTTGTTCCGTCTTGAGAGGTCTTATCCCTCATCAAAGCCCGAATGTCAAGAAATTGCGCCCGCTCAAAAGCTGCGAACGCTGTTCGTTAACAAAGGGTTAGCGCCCTAGTTATTGGCGTTCCGCTCCGCTTCGATTTTGCGCCATTTGGCAACGTTTTCGTTGTGCTCCTGAATGGTCACAGCGAACGCATGTCCGCCCGTGCCATCCGCCACAAAGAAGATATACGGCGTGTCGTCAGGGTTTAGCGCAGCCTCGATCGCCAGACGGCCGGGGTTGGCAATCGGCGTCGGGGTCAGGCCCGGAATGGCATAAGTGTTGTACGGGGTTTCGCGGTCCAGCTCGGACCGGCGCAGCCCGCGCCCCAGCACGCCCTCGCCACGGGTGATCCCATAGATCACCGCAGGGTCGGTTTGCAGCTTCATGCCTTTACGCAGACGGTTGGTGAACACGCTGGCCACCTGACGCCGTTCTTCGGCAACGCCGGTCTCCTTCTCGATGATAGAGGCCAAAATCAACGCTTCCTCCGGCGACTCCAATGGCACCGTCGGATCGCGCGCTTCCCATGCCTCGGCCAGAATTTTCTCCTGCGCCGCCTGCATCTTTGCAATCAACTCGGAGCGGCTAGCACCCGGTTTGATCTCGTAGCTGTCCGGTGCAAGGCTGCCCTCAGCGGGCGTTGCCTCGATCTCGCCTTCCATCACATCCAGCGCGCGCAGGCTGTCCGCGACCTGCCAGCTGGTCACCCCTTCTGCCACGGCCACACGGTAGCGCACATCGCGGTCGTCCCGCGCCTCCACATAGACTTGAGGAACATCATCCACGCCGGGCGTGAACTTCGCCGTCTCGATATACTCGTTCGTTGCAGGGTCCAGTTCCCGCACCACAGCGCTGCGCGAGGTCACGCCAATGCGGTACACCACTTCCGTCCCGCATGTGTTCTGCCCGCCACGGGTCACAACATCCACGATCTCCTGCATAGACGCGCCCGCAGGCACCAGAAAACTGCCCGCTTTCAACTGTTGCGACTTGTCCGCATAGTCCGCACCGATGCGAAAAATCCGCCCGTTCGACACGGCACCTTTTGCTTCAAGATCCCGCGAAACCAGCGCCATTGAGCCGCCTAAAGGGACACGCACGCAAATCGCGTCCTCCAGCGGGCCGGTCTTGGTGTATTGCGCCTGTCCCCAGCCCACCAGCGCGCCAGCGGCGACCAGTAGCAGGATGAACAGCGTCAGGAAGTTCGAGGCGATGGATTTCCACAT